ATCCGATGTTTGACCCCTTTTCATTTCAGGGCCAAAAAAGCGCCGCGCGGGCAGAAGATGAGCGGTATGTTAGCGCTTTGCTAATGCGCGATGTTCAGGGTCTGCTTATCAAAGACATCGCCGCAGAGCTTGGTTTTCACGCCGGCACGCTGCGCTGGCGCCTCGCGGCGATCGATCACGAGATGGAGGCCGACGAGTGACCGCCCTTCCCGCAACACTGACGGACGCCCATGCTGAGATTGAGCGCCTGCGCCGCACGATCGCATGGAGCGAAGGGCGCCGCGGCGATGGCGTGCACCGCGCGCCCGGCTTTACGCCGGTTGAGACGCGCGTTCTTAGGGTGCTGGCGTCAACCGGTTTTGTGTCGCGCGATCAGGTTGAGGCGCTGCAACGGCACATGAGCAACATCCGCAAGAAGCTTCGCGAAGTGGCGCCGGCCGTGAACATCCGCACCATCGTTATGGAGGGCTATGAACTGGCCGGCGGCAAAGCCGAGCTTGTGCGCCTATTGCAACGCCCGCCCGGCGGCGAGGCTGCGCAACCCTCGCAAATGTCGCCAACCCAGCGCGTCCTTGCCGAGCGCGCCAACCAGAAGGCAATGGCCAGATGATCCCGCCCGAGCCCAAGAAGCCCGCAAGCTCTATCACCGGCCTGCTGTCTGATCAGGATTTGCGCCGGCAATTGATCCGCCAAGGCTGGATTGTGCCGCGCATTGAAGGCCTGCCTTGGCGCGAGAATTTTGCCCGCGCTGTGGCAATCCAGCGTCAACGCCGCGTCGTGGAGGGTGCGCAATGACACGCCAGACGAAGCGGCCCGCAAAGGCGGGAAAGGCGCAAGGGACAAAGCGGGCGGCTAAGCTGAAGGCGTCGGCAGAAAAGCAGGCCGAAACGCTCAACGCCAAGCCTGCCGATGGCGATGAACGCAAACCGCGCGGGCCGGTGGAGATTGTCATTTACGTTCCGCCCGGCGCCGATCAAAAGCGCGGGCGACCGAGTGACTATTGCCCGTCTATGTGCGAGACGGTTCAGGACTTGGGGCGCCTCGGCAAAAGCCGCGCACAAATTGCCGCAGCGCTTGACGTGGCCATTGTCACCCTACGCGATTGGGAGGAAAAACACGTCGATTTTTCTTCTGCCATGAAGCGCGCCAGAGATTTTGCCCTAGCTTGGTGGGAAGAAGCTGGCCAGCGAGGCATGTTCATGATGGGCTTTAATGCTGCGGCTTGGGGCCTTCAGGTGCGCAACCGTTTTCCCGATGACTATCGCGATCGGCGCGAAGTTGAGCATAGCGGAACCGTCCAGCACGAAGAACGCGTCATGGAGCGCGCTGAGCGCCTGAAGCTGATCCGCGAGCGTCGAGAACAGACCACGGGAGCGCCGATCAATGTCGATCGCGAGCCCACCAAAGCCCACTGAGTTTGAGCCGGAAGATTTTGACTTTCTGGCCGCGGACCTTCCGACATATGCGGAGGTTGCGCTTGTCGTGCGGCCTAAGGAAGGCGATCCGCGCCCGCTGATCCTCAACGCCTCGCAGCGCTACGTGCATGAGCGATTGGAGGAGCAGCGCGCAAGGATTAGCAGGGTCCGGGCGCTAATTCTTAAAGGCCGCCAACAAGGGATTAGCACCTACGCCGGCGGCCGCTTTTATTGGCGCGTGACGCATCGGCGCGGCGCGCGGGCGTTTATTCTGACGCACGAAATTCCGGCGACGAACAACCTTTTTGGCATGACAAAAAGGTTTCACGAAAACTGCCCCGATGAGTTGCGGCCCGTCACTGGCGCGTCAAACGCCAATGAGCTGACCTTCCCCGGCCTAGATAGCGGATACAAGGTTTCCACCGCTGGCGGCATCCCGGTTGGCCGTTCGGAGACGCTGCAATATGTGCATGGAAGCGAGGTAGCCTATTGGCCCAACGCCGCGGCCAACCTTCAAGGATTGCTGGAAGCCGTGGCGTCGGCGCCCGACACAGAAGTCATTCTTGAGACCACAGCCAAAGAGCCCGGCGACGCGTTTCACTCCATGTGGAAGGCGGCTAAGGCTGGGCAGTCGGACTACATCGCCGTCTTTGTGCCGTGGTTCATTCACGAGGAGTATCGGGCCGAAGCACCGGATGATTGGGAGCCGCCTAAAGCCTTTCTAACCTATGCGCGCGTGCATGGGCTAGATCGATCGCAGACCTATTGGGCGTTTCTTAAGAACCGCGACATGGCAAACGCGCGGGCGCTATCGACGGAAATCATCTGCCTAGCCTTCAAGCGCGAGTATCCGGCCACTGATGACGAAGCGTTTGAGGTTGCCGGCGATGACCTCTTGCGCGTCATTCCGCTTGAATGGTTGCGGGCGGCGCAAGCGCGCGGTGTTAAGAACAAGGATAGACCCAAAGGCAAGATGACCGGCTTGGGCGCTGACGTGGCGCAAGGCGGCGGCGATCGAAGCGTGTTGGCGCCGTGGCATGGGGTGCGCCTTGAGGCGCTGAAGTCATTGCCAGGCGACCTGACCAAAGACGGCCCGGCGGTGGCCGGCATGGTGGTGTCCGTGGTGCGCGATGACGCTGTTGTGGCCATCGACCTTGGCGGCGGCTGGGGTGGCGGCGCCCTATCCCACTTGCATCAGCTCAGCAAAGACATGAAAGCCCGTTGCTTTGGCGTCAATCCCGGTGAAGGGTCGGAGCTAATTTCCAAAAAGGGCGGCCTCAAGATGCGCAACATGCGCGCCGCGCTTTATTGGGCGTTTCGCGAGGCGCTGGACCCCGAGGGCGGCGACGAAATCGAGTTGCCGCAAAACATCGACGGCGCGATTGAAGAGCTGGCGGCGGCGACGTGGGAAAACACACCTAGCGGCGTGCTTGTCGAGGCCAAAGAGGACATCAAAAAGCGCTTGAAGCGATCGACAGACGAAGGCGATGCGATTTTGCTGGGCTGGTGGGCGTCGCGCAAACATGCCCGACTGAAGCAGCGCGAAGCGCGCGCGGCGGAAAACGACACGCTCGGCGGCGGTGGCTCTTGGATGGGCTAGCGAAGCGGTGTATGGGTATGCCATGACACACGCCTTAAACACCACTTGCATTACTGAAAGCGTATCCATATGGGTTGGCGGCAAGCAGATAGTCACGCTCTACCCCGATGGGCGCGTTGAAGTTCCCGATGGCGCAGAGCTTGACGAAACCGCCGCGCGCTTTTGGCAGGAAATAGCGGCGTTTAGCCCGTTTCGCGAGATGAAAGCAGAGAACGAAGGGCTGCGCGCGGCACTTGAATGGGCTTCGGAAAATCGCGCATCGCCTGACGTGGCTGGTACGGCCAGCGATCGCCAGTGGCAACCGATGGACACCGCGCCGCGCGATCGGACGAGGGTGCTTGTAGTTTTCCGCGCCGACCTTGTGGAGAGGTTTGCGGGCTTCGATGCGAGCAACGCCGAGCGCCTGTCTCGGTGGGCCGGCATCCCGTTTGTTGCGCGCCACGAAGGCTATACGCCGTCAGGTTATGATATGGGATGGAGCTTTGCGGCGCCGGTTGGCCAAGGGGGCTTTGATACGGCTTGGCTGGCGGGTTGGATGCCATTGCCTGAGCCGCCAAACCTGTAACCGATTGCACGCAATCCGCCCTGTAACCGATGGCACACATGCCGCGACAGAAGCCGCCTTCTGAAAACAGCCTCAAACGGGTCGTATGGCGGCCCCTTTCGACCCTCAAACCGATGTGGACGTAAATGTCCTGTCCAGCGAAGCGCAACAGCGCTTTTCGCGCGCATGGGACTATGACCGCGAAAACCGCGATAGCGCCCTTGAAGATGTCAACTTCCGCATTGGCAACCAGTGGGACGCTTACGACCTCAATTTGCGCAGGATCAGCCGCCGCCCGACGCTGACCAGCAACCGCATCCCGCAGTTTGTTAGCTCGATCGTCGGCGAAGTGCGCCGCAATCGTCCGTCAATCCGCGTGACCCCAGCCGACGCAGCGGCCAACGGGCAAACGGCGCAGGTGATTGAGGGCATTGTGCGCCAGATTGAGCGCGCATCAGCCGCCAATCGCGTCTACACCCAAGCGATTGAAAACAGCGCTGTGGCCGGCATGGGCCACTTCCGCCTAATCGAGCAATACGCTGAAGGCGACACCACAGACCGCGAACTGCGCATCAAGGCCATTCGCGACTGGAACTCAGTCGTGTGGGATCCAGACAGCGTTGAGGACGACAAGAGCGACGCCAATTTCTGCTTCGTCAACCAAGTGTTGACCGAAGAAGATTTCCGCACCCAATACCCCGACGCCGCCAATAGCGGAAGCATGTGGCGCAAGCCCTACGCCAACCAGCCGCAGGTCACCCGCAAGGGCGGCCCTGTCGTCACCGTGTCCGAATACTGGCGCATTGAAGATGACGTTGAGGCGACCAAAACCGTCATGCGCCTGCGCCATCGCGACAGCGCGGCCGAAACGGACCTTATCAACCCGGACCCCGAACTGCTCAACGAAGCGGCCGCCGAAGGCTGGCGCGTCATCCGTGCGCGCAAGATCGTGCCAAAGCGCGTCATGATGTACCTCATAGCCGGCAATCAGCTTTTGGCCGAGCCCTACCGTTGGCCCGGCAAGCGCATTCCCATCTGGACCGTTGTGGGTCAAGAGGTGGCAATCGCCGGCACGACCTACCGGCATGGCGTGGTGCGCTACGCCAAAGACCCGCAGCGCATGCTTAACATTTCCCGCTCTTACGAGATGGAGCTGTTGGGCCAGTCGCCGCGCGTGCCGTTTATTCTTGCCGATGAGCAAGTGGAGGGCTTTGAGGATGAATGGCGCGATGCCAACCGCCTGCCCCGCGCATACCTGCGCTATCGCACGCGCGACAGCGACGGCGCCACCATCCAAGCCCCCGCCCCGCGCCGCGCCGATCAGATTTCAAGCCAGCCGGGACTAATGCAACTAGCCGGCGCGGCAATCGACGACATGAAGGCCGGGACTGGCATCTATGACGCTTCGCTTGGCGCGCGGTCAAACGAGACCAGCGGCGTGGCAATTGAGGCTCGCCAGGCCGAAAGCGACATCCAAAACTTTGTCTATATCGACAATTTGAACCGCCAGATTGAGAGCTGCGGCAACGAGATTGTTTACATGATCCCGCGCGTTTACGGTCAGCGCGAGATGGTCCGCATCTTGGGCGAGGACGACGAGCCCGCCATTATCAACATGCTAGCCGATGGCATTGAGCTCGACCGCGGCGCCTATGACGTAATCGTCAAAACCGGCCCCAGCTTCCAGTCTGAGCGCGAAGAACAAACCCGCGCCATGGTCGATTTGGCCCGCATCGTGCCGCCGCCGTTCGTGCCGATTTTGGTCGCCCAAATCGCCCGCAACGGCGAATGGAAAGACGCCGAAAAAATCAGCGAAGCGCTCATGCAAGTCGCGGTCAGCACCGGCCTACTTCCGCCGCCCACCGCCGGCGGCCCAAGCGGCCCGGGTGGCAGTATGCCTATGGG